TACACACTTCTTGAAACTGGGTTCGACTCGAGAACGACTGGAACAGCAGCGACTTGAGCACGAAAACGAATTGACTCGTGTGAAGATCGAAGCTCTTGAATCTCAGAAGCGAGTTGAAGAGCTTTACATGGAAGCTCTCCAAGCAATGCGGTCATATTCCGGCGACTTACCAGCTCCAGATACTAGCAATGAAGATTAGAACGTATAGGGAGCTTCGTCGGCTCGAAACCTTTGAAGAACGATACAACTACTTGCGATTGCAAGGAATATTAGGTGAAGGAACATTTGGTTTCGATAGATGGATGAATCAACGTTTTTACAAGTCTCGAGAGTGGAAAGATGCTCGAGAGCGAGTTATTCTTCGTGATAATGGCTGTGATCTAGGTGTTCCTGGCTATGACATCTATTCGGGACTGATCGTTCATCATATGAATCCACTATTACCAAAGGATATTTCGCATGGTGGATACGAACTTCTTGACGTAAATTACCTCATTTCTACATCACTCCAAACGCACAATGCCATTCACTATGGTGACATAACTCTACTTCCACGTGGTCCGGTGGAAAGGAAGTCGGGTGATACAACACTTTGGTGAACTACTACAGGACCTGGGAAGGGGGTTATTGGGCGTCACGACAATCCCCGACGAGGCTTTGATCACGATCAACAGTCTCGAAATCCTGGGGATCATCTATCTGGCGCTTGCAACGTCGAAGTTGCGTGAGCGAATAGCTAAGATGGAAGGCCGTGAAGAAGAGCGTCAACGAGGTGCGGAGAAATGATACTTCTTGGTGTTACTTACTGGGATATCATTATCTTTTCGCCAGCTTCTTTCGTAGTTGGTGCTATAACTGGCTATATCCTACGCGCACGGTTTCATGGTAAGGAGGACTAATTGTGGGACTATGAACATGCGTATCCTGGCGGTCCAATGGTGGCTGTATTAGGCTTTCCAAGACCTCTTTATCCTCCTGACCATCCTTCAGAACCAAATCCTGTGGATGGTTCAGATGTAGAAGCATATAAGCGTACTATCAGTCGTCTTGGCCGTTGGAAATGGCAAACTTTTGATCAGGCTTTCTCAAATGGCTTCTCACATGGTAAAAGTGGGAATGTTATAGACTCTGGAGTTGAAGGCTTTCAGCGACAGATGAAAATTCAAGCTACAGGTAACATTGGGAAAGAAACGTTCAATGCACTGCGTTCAGCGTTGATTCCCGAAGGTTTACCTCATGCTGGCGAATATGGAATGGATGGACATTCTGTTGAGTTGATTAATGCTGCATATAATCGTTTTAAAGGCAAGGAACCGAGTGATGGTGGCTCAAGTTCTGCTCAGGCACGCCTTGCTAAGGCCAAGACACAAGTTGGAATCAAGGAATCACCAGCTCATTCGAATCAGGTCAAGTACTGTGATTGGTATGGGATGCTCGGGCCTTGGTGCGCGATGTTTGTGACTTGGTGTGATGCACACAGTGGTAAGCCGGTATCGTCATTCAAGAAGGGCACTCATTACGCCTATTGTCCGTATATTGTTTCTGATGCCCAGCTTGGTAAGAATGGTTTGTCGATTACGAGTTCGCCAAAACCTGGTGATATAGTTGTTTATGATTGGAGTTGGGATGGAGTATTCGATCATGTAGGAATTGTGAAAACTCCGCCCGATGGACGTGGCACATTTGAAGCGATCGAAGGTAATACGTCACTAGATAATCAATCAAATGGTGGCGAAGTTATGGATCGTACGCGAAGTAAATCCGATGCCAATATTGTCTTCGTTCGAGTAAAAGAATAGGGAGGAATACATGTCCGTAGAAGTTAATTACACTCGCAAGGCAGTCGAGATCTCCTGGGAGACGGGTAATGCTCCGGTTGAGCCACCGGATGAAAGGCCGCCGGGATTCCCAGCACATCCGATTGCTCCGGGTGGTGGACCGCATCCTGAGCATCCGATTTCTCCTGGTGGAGAAGCGCCTGAGCATCCGATTTATCTTCCTCCGTACGTTGACAACTCGCTCCCAGAGCCTCAGCCTCATCCCGAGCATCCGATCGTGCTTCCTGATCCTCCGCCGGATCTAGTTGAGGGGATTCCTCCGGAGAAGTTGGAGAAGTTGATGGAGTTCTTGCTTGGCAATCTACCTCCTTTCGAAGGAAGGCCGGAGCCTACGCCCGTACATGATACGACTCTTGCAGTTCAGGTCTTTGCTCAGGGCCAGGATGGGGACTGGTCCAATACTGCTGTAATGCCGAATGATGGTCTGGCAGTCCTTACTTATCCGGAGGATTTCTCAGGCGAGAGCTATGTCGAGGTCCGGAATTTGTTTGGCGAGCTGGTTGACTACGGCACGATTTCCGTCGACTAAAGGGGCCGACATGGCTGACGAAGAAAAGACTGAAGATAAGAAGGACGAGGACAAGAAATCAGGTAAGAAGTATGATGGTGGACCTATTCCAAAGGTTCCCAAGTCAGCATCTAAGTAATTAAGTGAAAGATAGGTGAAGTAGATCATGGAACAGAGTATTCTTAAAAGTACGAAAAAGATTCTGGGAATTGCCGAAGATTATACCGTATTTGATCTTGATATTATCACGCATATCAATTCCGCGTTTTCTACTCTCACCCAACTTGGAGTTGGTCCAGTTGAGGGCTTCATCATCGAGGATGATACCGCACTCTGGACCGATTTTATCGATGTCGATGTTGATTTCCAGTGGAACTCAGTCAAGTCATATGTATTTCTCCGTGTTCGTATGCTCTTCGATCCTCCTCAGACTTCGTATCTAATTTCGGCGTCTGAGAGGCAGATTCAGGAACTCGAATGGCGTCTGAACGTTCATCGGGAAGAAACTGATTGGGTTGATCCTAGCCCACCTGACTACTGGATCGAAGACATCCACGAAGGATCTGTTGTGGAGGTGAGAGGTGGAAAGAGAAAGTTCGTTGGAGGAGCGCCAACGTAAGGACAAGGAAAAGGCCGACGCGATTCGAGAGAGACAGATTCGACTCGGCCATGCTCCTCGTCCGGAAAGCGAAGAGAAGTCAAAGGCTAAGTCTGGCAAGAAGAAGTAGGGGTAATAATGGACACCCTCGAAGTCGTAGGCAATCTTCTTGCGCATCATGGCGTCAAGGGAATGAAGTGGGGTGTTCGGCGCAGGGCTACTGTCGGCCCACAAGAAGTTATTATTAGAGATACTCGAAAAAAGATCAAGACTTCGGGTGGTGAAGGACATCCCGCGCATTCGGATGCCGTACGCGCGCGCGTAATTGGTCAGAAGGGTAAGGCCAGTGGCCTTAAGTCTCTTTCAGATCAGGAACTTCAGGATTATCAGAAGCGATTGAATCTGGAAGCAAATGTGAAGCGACTGAATTATCAGAATAAGAACTTTGCAGCAAAGTTTGTCGCAAATCTTCTCGGTCAGTCAGGAAAGACTGCGGCTTCAACTGTTGCAAATGATGTTGCTTCTCATCAAGTCAAAAAGCATTTGACTAGACGTCTAGTTAAGGTCGGTGCCGTTGCGGCCGCTTAAGAAAGGGGGTTAGTAATGAGTCTGTCGAATACTGCGACACCGGTCTATTATGGTCGGTTTCGTGAGGCAGTTCTTCGTGGAGAGATTCCGGTCAATCGTGAGATCTCTCAGGAGATGAATCGAATCGATTCGCTCATTGCTAACCCCCATATTTACTATGACGACCAAGCTGTTGAAGGATTTATTCGTTATTGCGAAGGTGAGTTGACTCTAACCGATGGTTCAGATCTGTTCTTGCTCGAGACGTTCAAGTTATGGGCAGAACAAATCTTTGGTTGGTACTACTTTGTCGAGCGTAGCGTATATGTTCCTACAAAAGATAATCATGGTGGTCATTATGAAAAGCGCCAAATTAAAAAGCGCCTTACTCTCAAGCAATATCTGATAGTTGCTCGTGGGGCGGCCAAGTCGATGTATGCATCAGTTATTCAGAGCTACTTTTTGAATGTTGATACGTCGACAACGCATCAA